TAACGCTAGGATTGGTCACAGAACCAACGATTTCAACTACAACAGGTGTTTCTTCATTGCCACTATTTACTGCCGTTCCAGAGCCTTCTAAAAGGCTTTCCGTTGATGCTTTGATTATAGGGTCGTGCATTTTAAAAGGAATGGTAAATTTGCGATAACCGGGTCCTTCTTCAATGACTCTTAATTGCCCAACATAAAGCACGTTGTAGACTTTTCCAGCCCTATTAGCAAAAGTTAAAGCTTGCACTCCAAGTTTAGGATTTAAAGCACCCATTATAACCGCTTCTTTTGCGCCCCATGTTTCAGGCGTTGTCTCAACGAAACAAGGCAGGGATATTAACCCTGCCTCCATATCAACACCGAAAAGGATTTCACCATCTTTGCCGGGAACTGACTCTGAATAGTCTTTGAAGTTTCGGATAAATTCAGTTCCTTTCATCACATACGCCAGTTCTGTTGAACCTGATTTCAATATTCCGTTCGCATCCACTGTTAAAGCCATATATCAACCACCCCCTAACCATTAGCCGTTAGCATTGAACGAATTTCAATACCTAATGCCTGCATGTCTGCTCTGTCATTCAATGATACATTTTCAATGTTTACAGCTTTATCAACTAACAACCTACGCCGTTCCATAGCAGTTATTATCTTGTCAGCTACACGATTTAAGTCAGCAGTACCACCACCGCTTATCATGCTACTTATATCCGGTGTTTTAACCAAGATAGAAGCCAACCTGTCAAAACTAGCAGTTAATTTGGGCGATAACACCCGTTCATCATGCCTTAGAACTGCCGCCCCATCACGCAGTACCTTTGCCCCATCGTGTGCCTTGTCCCATATCGAAACCTCGCGGTTTTTATCGTTATAGGTTACGCTATAACCAAGTGCTTCTGCTACTTCACGAATACCCAAGTATGTTCTGCCGTTATCGTTCCATGCAGGAGTGAATTTACGACCATTAATGGTAACCGTTCCATCTGCTTGATTCCAAGTAGCTGAATAACCTAAAAGTCCCGCTAACGTTTGCGACCACGCATAAGTATAACCACTTTTATTAACATAGTTTTCTGGTCCAACAACAGCCTTGAGCCTTTTGCCGCCACCACCAGTACCAGTGCCGGGTTCGGGGGGCCTGCCACCGCCTCCGGTTCCACCACCAGGGCTACCGCCAGAACCGCCACCACCAATTAAATCGTCTATTTGCTCTAATGCGCTGCCAAAGTCTAAATTACCCCTGAACGCTTCGGAGGCTATACGAGCAATTTCAGCCATCTTCCGTTCCAGCTCTTCACCGCTTACATCTGTAGCTGCCATCATGCGCAGGTTGCTATCGTCTAAAAGTCTCTCAAGTTCACTATAAAACTTCTGCATTTCCTGCTTCTTGCGGTCGTTTTGCTTTTTAATCTGATTGATCTCTTCCCGGGCGGCTTTCTCGATAGCTTTTTGTTCTTCCCGTAAAGCATCTATCTGGTCTTGATAAGCGTCCTTCTGGTCCTCTCTAGCCCATTGATTCTGCTGCAATGACCATCTGCGATCTTCTTCAGCTATTTGCTTGTCAATATCAGCTATGGCGTCCTGATGTTCTAAGCCGGTTCTAAGCTGATGATACATTCGTTCTTCCGCGAGTTCAGCTAGTTTTTGCTCATGCTGCCTTGCGGCTTCTTCCCTATCTTCTGCTTCTGCATCATCATCCAACAAATCCATTAGTTTTTGAATGGCCTTAATCTGCTCATCAATCGCACTTACCGCCGCATTAGCTTGTTCCTCTTTTTGTTCAATCAGGCGGTCATTTGTCTCGATTTCAGATTCATACTGTCTCATGCGAGCATCATACGCATCTTTGATTCGGTCGCGTTCTCGCTGCAACATTTCCAACCGATTTCTATATTGCTTTTCCTCAAGGTCCCACAATTGCTCACGTTCCAGTCTTTCCTTGTCAATGCTCGCTAAAATTTCCGCTTCCAGTTGTGCGTTCATCCGACCAATAGCTTCCATGTGTTGCATCCATGCCATTGTCTGCTGGTAGTATGCGGTATAAGCTGAAGTAGCCAACTGCTCCATAGCACCTTTGTTTTCCCATATCTTTTGAGTGTTACTTGCTATCGCACCGGAAAGACTATCCATTTCGCTTTTAAGAGATGATACAGCACTTGCAGCGTTTTTCATGTGTTCTTCGTCACCAGCAGTTTTAAACCGTTCGTATTCGTCCGTTGCTTTAGCCAATAATGGGGTTAGTGCATCAATCTGTTGCTGATATTGCCGATTAGCATTTGTTAACTGTACTTGCTCATTGTTTAATAAAGCAATTTTACGAGCTAACAATTCCTGCATACGAGCATAATCTTCTGTTGTAGCAGTACCATTTTCTATCTTACTGTTTAAATAGTCGTATTCGGCATTAGCTACGTTTAACTTTCTACCAACTGCGTCCATAGCTGATTCTATGCCCATGTTGACTATTTCAAACATTTTAGAGGTTTCCGCTAGTCGCTTTAATGCTTCAGCAATTTCATCAATTTCTTTACCTTTAGAACCGGAACCACCGGGCGCACCAGGGGCAGAATAATCTCCGCCAGTTGCAATATCAGCGTTTATTGCCGCTATATTTCTTTGAGAGTCTTTTATGGCTCTTTCAATGGATTCAATTTGTGATTTAGCTTGCTTTGCTGCTTTAACGGATTCTGCTCTTTCTTTTTTAAGATTATCTATATTCAAGTGTCTAGGGTCTTTATTAAATTGGTTTAATGGATTAATCTGTTTTAAAAAGTTTCCAGCAGCTTGCATAAATCCCCATGACATAGGGTCATTATAAGCATTTATTTCCTGTTGTATTATTTCTAATCTAGCAATCGCAGCTTGTTTTACTGCATCGACTTTTTTAAGTTCATCATTTTGAGTTTTTATTACAAGGTTATTTTCAGCAATTTCCAATTCCTTTAGTTTTGCCATTATATCGTCAACTGTTGCGTTGCGCTTTAATCCTGCTTCTTCTGCTATATCAGCAATAAGTCTCTCGGTTTCACCCAATGCTTCTTCAGTCTTTTTAGCTTCCCCTGAACCCTCTATTTGCCGCGCAAGAGCTTCGGTTAATTTGTCTCTGCGCTCTACCAAGTCCTGCAATACGTTTTTTTCGCTTTCCCATTCCTGCGCTTGTTTGGCATGTTCCGCTACTTCTGTTTGCATTAATTGTATTGAGCTTTTAAGCGATTCCGTTAAATCTTCTTGCGACTTTTTCAGGTCTTTACTTGCAACAATTAATTTTTCCATTTCTTCACGATTAATTTTTACAGAATCAGACTCTTTATCCCAGCCATCAATAACTTCCGGCAGGGAATCAGCTATTTGCCCTTTAACAATATTTAACTCTTTAGCAGTTTGGTTGTATTCATCTGTACCTTTGCTGATGCCATCTAGTTTTTCACTTAATCTGTCATATTCAACAACCATGTTTTCAGCTATTTCGCCATGTGCAATTAATTCTTCATTGGCACTAGCCATATTACGAGCTACCGCGATTGCTGCTGTAGATACCCCTATAATTGCAGCTACAACCGGACCACCAAAAGCAGCAATAATTCCTCTGCCTACATTGGTTAATAAAGCAGACACCCCTGTTAATGCAGACAATAAACCTCTGGTTGCTGCGGTTGTTGCACTAATCGGTACTGCCCAACCTGCCATTAAACCGCCTGCACCAGCTAAAGCACCGCTTATACCTAACCCTTTAAATGCAATGGTTAATAACTTTACTGCTGTCGTAACCTCAATAAGCGTTAATAATACCGTTTGAGTTGTATCATCTAAATTATTAAACCATTGTACTACATCGGTTACCCCTTCAACTAAAGCAGTTATTTCCCTGAGTAATCCAGCATCACCTAATGCTACAGCTAGTTGTTCTGCTGATGCTTTCAATACTTCAATCTGCTTTTCTAAAGTCTGCATGGTTCTTTCGTTTTCCTTTAAGGAATAACCGAGACTGTTTTCCTGGGCTATTAAAACTTCATCAACCTTTGACCAGTTCTGGAGCAAAGCAAGCAAGTAGTTGCGCCGATAAATACCAGCAGCAGCTTGTGATAAGTTCCTCTGCTGAATATCGTTGTACTGTTCTTCTATGCCTAGTATTTCTGCCATTTCTTCCGAGTAAAGTCCCGCTGCTTCTGCTTGGTCGGCAAATGCGTCACGTGACGATTCACTCATTTTAGGCCATTTCCGCGCCATTTCATCAAAGATTTCTATTACATTTCTAAATTCGGTTCTTGCTGTATTGGCAAATACCGTTATTCCTTCTGTTTCAAATGCTTTAATAGCTGTAGGTCGTTGCATAAAGGAAAGGATTGAGTTAAGGGCATTTCCTATCTCACGGCCCGTTCTGCCCGTACTTTCCCGCATTACAGTAAGTATAGCAATGGTTTCCTTCATGTTTAAACCAAGCACTTTGGCCGCGCCTGAAGAACGCTGAAGTCCAGCCACGAGGTCTGTACTCGTGATAGCAAAATCATCCGCCACTTTATTAATAGCGTCTATAGTTGGTAATAATTCTTCGGCAGTTAACCCCCATTGAGCCATAATAGCTATCATTCCGTTTGTGGCTTGCTCTGAATTTAATTCGGCTGTATTTAAGGCTAACAATGAAGATTTGGTAAGTTCCAATGTATCTGCCATATCATAACCAGCTTGCGCCCAACGGATAGCAATATCGCTTACATCTTCCCAAGTATCACCATAAGTAATGCCTAACTGCTGTAATTCATCACGCATACCCTTAAAGCTAAAGGCAGCATCTTCTGTTACACGGGCTATGGTGGTCATACCCATTTCAACGTCTTTTATAGTTGATATTGTTCCTGCAAGACCAGCAATACCGCCCATAACAAGACCACCAGTAACTAACCATGAAGCTCTACGTTCCATAAGTCCAGCGAAACCTTGAGGTTTTTGTTCAAAGGCAGCGCGTCTGGATTGCATGTATAATAGTTTTTCCTGTTCTACCTGTTGTCTTGCTATTGCCAACTGCGCCTGAGCTTCTTTTTGGGCTATAGCCTGTCTGGTCAATGATTCCTTGGCTTGAATAGCAGATATCTTTGCTTCGCCTTCGGCTACTATTGCGGCCTTCTTTGCTTCGCCTTGTGCCGTGATTTGGGCTACCATAGATTGCTGTGCTGTCATTTGCTGAGTGTTGGCCGGAGTCAATAGGCTAGTATTCTTAAAGGCTTCTTGCGCCTTAAGTGCCGTCTGCTTCGCCATTTGCTCTATTAGTTCCATCTGCTTTGCAATATTATCAACATTAAACCGCAAACTGGCTAATACAGCATTGCCGCCAGTAATATCGTTTTCATTCATCCTATCACCTCTTTAAATAAAAAAGAGAGGACTGATTTAACCAATCCTCTCTTTACTGCCACGCCCTACCATACCTGACCTTACCGCACCATGCCTCGCCCCACCATGCCCCTCCAAGCCACTACCAGACCTACCGCTCCAGTCCATACCGCACCTTGTTTTTATTATTCATCCCAAACCAACTCGCGCCAGTTTGGAGGAATAACCTCATCTTGTAAGGCTTTAGCAATCATTCCTCTATGCCGATTATCTGCCCTTAATACATGGCATTTACGGCATAAAGTACGCAGGTTTTTTATTTCATTTGTGGCGTTTTTACCACTTTTTATATGGTCAATATGACATTCTTCTAATGTTACTGGTTTACCACAATGGACACATTTGCCACCATCGCGCTCCCAAATAATTCTGCGAAGTTCCTGCCACACTTCTTTTGGCGGTCTTTTCTTAGGCATAATCCCTAACCTCGAAATTAACTACCTCGAACCTACCAAATCCAATAGCCCTGCCATCTCCTAAACCTGCAAATCTACCAGCATCTATAACTGATGCTTCCATTTGGTTGCTTGCGACAATAGTTTTATCCCACATAATTTCAAAGTTAGTTTTCCAACCAGGAGATGCAGCTACACGATAACGAACATTTCTTGCTTTAGTGGAAGGGTTTTTAACTGACCGTACATCAAGGTAAACAGGCTCGTCAATCATATTAACCATTTCCTCTACATTATCAGGTAAATAACGGTCAACAAGCACCTTGTCGGTTAAAACCTGCAATGTCGCACTAACCGCAGACTGAATACTGCCCCTACCACTCTTAGTATATTTACTTCCTGCGCGAATGCAAGAAAATATGTAACTAGGGTCAAGAAATAACTGCTTATCCTTTGTTACTAAAACCGTTTTGCGCCATTCTTCAGGGTCGTTACCCGCTACACCAGTCCTTTCTTGTCGTTCCAACGGCAAAGCATCGGGACCAAAACTATGCCATAAAAGCGGCCTGACCCCCTTAATATCAACTTCTGCAACTAATATATTTGCCATACCATACCCCCCCCTTCTTTAATCGTTATAACCACTATAACACATATAACCAAACTTGTCAACTACTCCGGTATATGTTATAATGCCTTTAAAACAAGAAGGGAATGATTTTAATGGCAAGTAAAAAACCATTTTTAAGTTTCGTAATTGATGAAGATGTTTTGGAAGCTATAGATAACTTCTGGCATGAGAATCATTTTTCATCTAGAGCAGCAACTATTAAATGGCTTATCGTTTGGGCTTTAAAGCAAAACCCAAAAGTATAGTTAAATTTTATTTAAAAGGGGGTAAGTTAATGAAAATGTATAATCATCAAGGTTTAGCCGCCATATTTTCTTGCTTATTACCGGGTTTAGGGCAAGTCTATAACGGTCAAGGTAAAATGGCACTTATTTATTTCGTTATCCATTGTGGTTTAATGTACGGAATGATATATACTCTGTATTCAGCAATATTAGAAGGGTCGGGCTTTGAGGCTCCACTTTTTTTGGCAATAACAGTTTTGGCAAACGTAGTATGGTCAGCTACCGGAGCCTACAATCAAGCATTACATCACAATGCAATACTGGATAGTGAGGAAAACGAGAATGATTAAGGGGGACATTAATCCCCCTGCATTGCCTTAAAAGCATCTGAAAAGCTCACAAATTCCTCATCGTTTTTCTTCTCACCCTTAACTTCACAACCATGAATTTTAGCCAAGAACAACTGATCGTCTGCCATTACATCGGCTAGTAATCTAGCCTGTAATATAGTTAATTTTCTAACCTTTTCGAAACCACCTAATTTGAGGGCTAATCTGGCTAATGACTTCTGAGCTTCTCCCGGCTTAGGCGGTTCCTTGTTTTCTGTTTCTTCGTCTTTTGGATAGCTAGCTGACCAGAAAGTAATCGATAACTGCTGCCATCTCTTTCCGATTAAGTTTTTTTATCGCATCAACAGGTGCATCAGGGAATATCATCTGCAATAAGTTAAGCAGTTTCTTAACCCTTGCATCACGTTGTTTATAGTCTTCTTCACCTTGTAACTTGATAAAGTTAATGTAAAGCCCTTTGTCGGACAAATAGAGTCCATCTGTCTTTTCCCCAATATCAAGCAATTCCTCGAAGGTTGCAATATGCGCCCGATATTCTTTGCCGTCAATGGTAAATTTATCTCCTAAGCCTAATGCTTCGTTAATCTCACTCATTATAAATTCTCCCTTCAACTTTTAATTCTCTCCTTGAGTCCCCTAATGGGGAGCCCCGGCAAGGCAGGAGAGAAACCAAGCCGGGACTATCTCATCTGCTAGCAAGGAGGTAGCTAGCAGGGAATTAAACTGCGATATATCCCATCGTGTAGAGCTGTTTGTCAGCTCTTTCCGGGTCCATTAGGTTAAAGGTCAAAGTGTGTTTGGCAGGATTTCCGCGATTTTCGGAATGTTCCAAGTCACCGCTTGCTTTGCATTTGTGAACAAAGATAGCTTCACGCATGGTTACGCCATCTTGGTTGCTAAACTCATTAGCAAGAGTAATCTTAACTACCGGAATTGCGCCGTTAGTCAATACAGCAACCAAGTCACCAGCAGCAGCGGTATACTGATAGTCAATAATGATGTTCTTGCTTGCATCGGCGGCGGCAAAGGTCAATACACCGGCGGCATAAGAATATTTACCGGCAGCAGCAGAGGCATCTTTGGTAAGCAATACACCAGTGTCGGCATAGTAAACTTTTACCGATGCTTCAACAGCAGTGGTTTTATTGGCCAAATTAACGGTATAAGTCGAAGTCGCCGGAACGGTAGCCTTTTCGCCGATAACCTGCATGGTTATGTTAGTGCCAGTGGTTACAGTTGCGCCAGCAGCAGCTTGCGCTAACCCGTATTGGAATCGTGAGGTCGCTATCTCTAAAGTACCAGTGCGGTCTTTGTCGATATAATCATGGGGATAGAGTCCATTACCTCCATAAATAGGGTCAATAGGGAAACTTGTCTTTAAAACCGCACTTTCTGCCTTCTCAATTCGGGCAATTAATGCACCAGTAGAAAAGTTCTCAATCAGAATCAGTGGAACTCCTTTGATGGAAAAGCCAGTTTGCGGAGCGGGTAAAGTACCAGCCATTAACTTTCACTTCCTTTCTTAATTTCTTAAAACAAAAATGAGCTAGGAAACCTATTCGATTTCTTCGCCCACTTTAAAACGCATTACATATTTTTTTATCCCTGCTATGTTTGAGGTAGTCTGAAATGATGTTTGGTATTCCACCTTAAAAGTAGCACCTGCTAATTGGACTTGATGCAGTAATTCTCTTGCCCGTTGTCCAATTACCATTGTTCCGTATTGCAGATTGGTTAATTTCACATTTGAATAGCTGTTGTTGGAATAAATCGCTACTTCAAACATTGCATCGTAAACTATAGCATTTGCCCTTGAACGAACACCCGGAATAGGGTAAATGCAACATAGCGGGATATTGGTTGTACTCAAGCCTGTTGGCTCCATCTCTTTCTGAACTTTAGCTACTTTATCAGCCATTGGAGATGTGGGAGTCAAGCCAAAGTACCCCAGAAAAGTAGAATCGGCAATTAGCTTGCCGAATACAGAATTTATAATTGTAAAATCACTCAAAGGCATCACCTACCTTCCGTCTGAACGAATGTATTTGTGAAACGGAAACACTTTAATTGCTTGTCTTAATCGTTCCAAAACATATGGCCTTGATAAAATTACAATTTCACGCATCCAATGTTGAGGTTCAATGGGTGGGTATCTCCACTCAAGGTTACGCCCTTCAAATTTACCAGTTGAATAATGCGTTTCACCATCAAGGTCAACATAGTCACCTTTTGGTCTACCACGAATGGTATGTCTGCCGGGGTCACGAGCAGGATTCCAATACTTTGAACGGGTATAGTCGTCCCATGCTGAATTGCTTGTATCAGCCAGCGAACCAGAACCCCATTCAGTTACTAAAGCCATCATTCCACCAGCAGATACAGTACCGATTACCTGTCCAGCAATAGTCACCACTTCTTTATGGATTCTACTTCTATCTACTTCCGGTGGAGCTTTGCTTTGAACCTGCGACCAAAGCCAATCAGTCAAGATTTCACATTCAGCTAAAAGCATAATTTCCAACCCTTTAGCCATTGCCTGACTGTCAATTCTTAATCCCATAACATCACCACACTAACCAGTAGTCCATACGCTTAACTGAATAACCATTGCCCCAGGTATGCTAAAACGGTCTATATCATCTACCCGATAATTGCGACCTGCTACCGTTGCTTTGTCATTTTGTTGCAGACTGTCATCATTGGGACAAGTTACTCTCATAACGGTTGTGTCTAACAGTCCGGTATCAAGTTCACTCATTTTACCGTTAATCTGGTCAGCACGACAGGCAAGCGCATCTATGACAGTTGAAGGAGTTTCGCCCGTTGGATTACCGTCATCGTCATAAGCAGTCTCCGTCCTCGTTACTGTCAAGGTAGTATTGCAAATCAATCCGTAAGCAATTATTGCGACTTCCTGCCCTTGTATTATTTCCCTGCGTGATACTACAGCTATAAACTGCTCATCACCACAAGTTATTAACTCACCCGTAGTTAAGTTAGATTCCAATAGGCAGTTAATCATTCGCTTGTTTTGCACCGAATAATCAGCTAAAGTTTTACCTATTTTGCCGATTATTGCCTTGCCTGTATAGTTCGTAGGAGTGCGGGTAATAGTAATTGATAAGCCTTCATCCTGTATGTGCTTAGATTTCGAGTCTATCATTATAGACCACCCCCACAGGACTGATGATTACATCCTCTTGTCCAGTTGCCAAACAGATATACCCTCTTACTAACCCTTCAAATTCTCGCTTCTTCTTATCCCAATTAGTCGCTTGAATCTTAAAGGAATAAAGAGTTTCGTCCTGTTGAGCTACCTTCACCCTTTGTGCCATACCAGTACAAAGCAGAGCGCATACTTGAGCGATTACAGCAGATTCCAGAAAGGTTAAATCATCACCCACCAAATTGGCATAGTCGGGAACAGATTTAATTATCAATGCTTCTGCTATTGTTGCTTTAGATTGAATGTCTGCATCGGGAAGTATGCTAGTTGTTACTCCCATGTCAACGCGAACCCTATTCTCATATCCTGTTGGTAAAATTTTGTCAGCGATAATATCACCCCCTTAAATTGGGGAAAGGGGGGTTAAATTGACCCCCCTTTAAGTTAGGCATTAGTTGTCAGAGTCTTTACTACATCGGGGAACAGAGTAGCAAAACCAGTTACCTGCGACAGTACGATAGTCTCAAATTGGGACTTAATCATCTTGTCAGTTTCTACAATGTCTGCACCGATTTCAGTTACCTGCTCTAAAGCATATTTCGGGTCGATAACCAGCACTCTATTGGCAATGGTACTGGAAGCCAGATATACATAGCGCATCGGACCAGAGAATACATTCTGAGCCAGATTAGCACCACCACCAATGGAAGTTCCACCGTTCATAGCTGCCATCAAGGTCAAGGGGTCAATAACAGGGGGCTGAATACCCAATACCTTAATCAGTTGGGTTTCATCCACAATGGCAGTTATGCCTTTGTACGGATAGAATTTCAGCCGGAATTTCAGCCAGCTTTCCCAGTCAATACCATTAGCAACTACACCACCTAAAGCAGTTAGATTGAAGTTGGTTGCGGCGGTAGATGCGTTGCCGTCACCGTTTATCAATACGCTTACTGCATCATCGGCAAGGTCAAGTCCAGTCTGCTGAAGAATACCATCAATCAACAGAGCCAGCATGTCAATACGCATACGGCGAACATATTCATAGGACATATCAATAGCGCGACCCTTTTTATTTAAGGTCACAGAATGTTCGTGTCCGGTGATAGTGGTTGTCGGAATTTCTGCACCTTCTGCTACACGCTTTTTCTGTTTAGCAGCAGTAGACAGGTCTACATAGAAGGTCTTATAAGCGTTACCAGTTATCGGGGTCTTGATTGCTACCAGCTCATTTAAAATGTCGGGAGCTTCCATAGCCTGACGAGCAGTACGGTTGATAAATTCGGGGAACAGTACATCAGAGCTTGAAGTACCGAGGAAGAATTTTTCCACCGTATCAGCATAAATGCCCTTTGCAGGGTCACTCTTGGTACGAATACCGTTAGCCAGCATCTGGCGTTCAAAAGCGTCCAGTTGTCCAAGCCAAGCATCTGCACCTACATACTGATTGGAAGGGTCAAGTATCTCCAAGTGCTGTGATAGACTCCGGCCTTCTTTGTATGCTTCTTTATAAACATTAGTTCCAGTTCCAGACAGTTGTTCTGCTAATCCCATATAACCGTTAACTTTAGTTTCGGTAGGCATTAAACTTCACTTCCTTTCAAATTTTTCAGAAAACAAAAAACCCACCATATTTAGCGGGTTACAGTTATTAATTTGGTTATTTATTTAGCCAAGTTTTACAATAGCTTTGTGATTGGTTGCATCAACAGCTACAGCACGAACACCAGTAGCGGCAGCGGCCAATGCCCCTTTACCGGCACCATCCAATTCAACCCAAGAGCCGTTAGTTACTTCGTTGGCAGCCTGCGCAGCATGTTCAATATCAATTTCGGCATAACCTCCATCCTGAACACCAACAGCATCGGTTTCAAATCTGATTAGCACCCCAAAAGGAACGCCTGCATCAGCACCTAAGCTCCATTCTCCAATGCCAGAGATAGTGCCAAGTTTGCCAATATCGGTTGCGGCAATTCCGTTAGCGGGAACAAGGGTAATTTCGTGATAGTCAATATTCAAAAGTCTCTCTTTAGCTTCTGCATAAGTCATAGCCATTATTTAACACTTCCTTTCAAATTAAAGTACACGGTAGTAAATTTCGTAACTACCTTTTAAGCCAGCACTTGCACCACCAGTTACTACGGAACCAGTTACCCATTTACCAGCAGCAAGTCTTTGAGCAGCTTTGCCATTAGTCCCACCATTAGCAGTATTGGTAAATGTACCAGCAGCGGTTTTTATATCCTGACCGTCAATCAAGTTGTCGCTTGAAGTAGTCGCATCAGCGGCAGTCGTGCCAACATCAACGGTACAGGCATCAGTCGTCTTAGTGGTTACTACAAGGGCTACATGCTCAATCAGAATTTCGCTGGTTTCGGGATTAGCCCATGCAAACACACCGCCGCCAGTGTCTACGGCAGCCAGCGCACCAGTAACCTTCTTGAGCGCACCACGGTTAAGGTCATCGGCACTTGCAGTTACTTCTTTTCCCTTGATTTTAAGTCCATTAATTTTTATGCCAGTTTTCAATCTTACACCCCCTTACCTTCCAACTTTATACAGGCTCGGGTCAACAACTTGCTTAAATCCTTCTTCTGGTAAGCCTATTTCCTCACCTTTGGTTTTGGATTCAGGAACACCTAATTTTTCCAGAGCAGATGCTTCCCATTTTTCGCCCATTTCTTTGATTTCTTCAATGGACAAAGCAGCAAACATTTTCTTGTAGGTTTCCTCTACAAATTCGTTGCCCATATCACGAACACCAGATGCTAAAGCAACCCCAATAACATCTTCGCGATACTGCTTGCCAAGTTCTGCCTGTGGATTTAATTCGTCTACTTTAGCCTTGAGTTCTGCTATTTCGCTATCTTTGGCAGTTAAAGCAGTTTCTTTATCGGCCAATTCAGTTTTTAATTCATCAATCTGCTTCTCAAATGCCAGTTTTTCTTTTTCGTCCACATTGTCACTTCCTTTCGTTGATTTCGCCTTTAGAGCGTCATTTAAAGCCCCATCGAGTGCGTCCACCATGAAGTGTTCGTGTCCTTCGTCTAAAAGTGCTTGTACGACCTTCTTGTGTTCTGCGTTCAAACGGGCTTTCGTCCAACCTTCGGGCAATTCCGCTTCTGAGTACATTTGGTGGTAAATCTGATGCAACTCACTTGCATCGCGTAGGTTCTCGCTTTCAATTTGGAATGTCGCTGAGGTTGAGGATAAACAACAAAAAACTGGTGCGTCTTTTTTCACCAGTTTTAGGTCTGCTATGTTGTTGAGCTTTACCATCTTTTCAGTGTTCGGCGGTTTTTCACCACTTGCTGAAAGTCCCAATACCCCTGCATCGGGATAAGCCCCAGCGCAGACGATTGAGTTTTCTATCATGCAACTGTTATCTGGACGTGGCGGAGGCGCAGGTTTTGCTATTACAGTGCATAACACTTCTTCGCCATCATCCTTATAAACTCTACCGGGATAATGCCTACAGTTCTCATAGTCCCTTATATCGTTATGGCAAATAGAACATTCAGAAAAACCCCATGATACTGATACAGAGCTATCATGCAGTATGCCTGCATCTATCTGTTGACTTATATCATCGGTTGTAAAATCTTGTATGTAGGTCTTTGCTCCTTTTGGCATGAACATATTGCCATCTAACTGTACCTTGTCGCCATCACTTACAAGTTCACCTTCAAAGAACCGGCCAAAAGGTAAAGTAACTTTATCAACCCATGTATTACCGAATGTATGGTCTGCTATCTGCACTACATCTCCATTGTTGACATTCGCTAGGTATCTGTCCAACAGCGAAGAGTCAAACTGCAAATATCGGGACGGTATGTAGCCAGTGCCAAGCAGTCTAAACTTGTGAACATGCACATCGTCAGCACTTAGCGGAGTCTTTGCGAATCGGTTAATTTTCGCTAACTGCGCTTCAGTCGGTTTTGCCAATCTCTTTCACCACCTTTCAAACTCATATCAACAGGCTTGCCGCCATAACTGCACTTCTTCAAAACGTCCATAATTTCATCATCACGAAGTTTTTTCTTTGCTTCTATGACTGCTTTGTCAATCTCGCTTTGTGTTGCTAAACCCATTTAATCACCTACCCTAATACTTCATATGGGCAACCCGCTGTTACTGCCTTAGCTATTGTCGCAAAGGTCAACGTGTTTCCCAAACTAGCCGTTATAGTGCAGTAATAGTCAACGCCATCAATAGTTACTTTGGCAATTTTGCCCTTGTATAAGTCAGATTCAAAGCTTTTAGTTGTATCAATTATTGTGGTAGTCGTCCCACCCGTTGCTACGCTACGCACCGATACGAGTCTAACAGAAGGAATTATCTCATCATTAAACCACTCATAAGCCTGTTGGCTGTAATCTTTAAAACTCATGTTTCACCTTCCTTTCTATTGGTTCGCTGGGGGACTGCCATGACGTGGATAATCTTCTGCTTGTCCACCGCGTTCTTCACGAGCCTTGCGTTCTTCTACGAGTGCTTCCCAATCTTGCGGTTCACCAATAAAACCCAGAAGATTGCGATGCGCTTTCATTTCTTCATAGTCGCTAATTGAGCCGCGCATACGAGCAGTTATTATAATATCCTGCCGTGTCTGCAATTCAGCTACCACTTGCAATTCAGAACGCAAGTCAACTGGTTCAAATTCTACATCTACCCAACCTCTAACCCCTTCTAGGTTTAATGCCATCGTTAAAGCGCGTTCTAGCAGGTTTTCGACTACTTGTTGCACCGATTCTATTCCACGAGAATAGAGTTTTAATTCAGCAGCATAGGATTCTTTAGAAGTGTCTGCGCTTATGCCGATAATAGAGGATAAGGTTTTAAGCGCAGCAGCAAGTGATTTGTTGATCGTGTTTATTACTGCATCAACCCTAATGGTGCTACCTGCGCCGCCCTTGCCCACTAGGTCAAGCTCTGCGCTGTCCCATAGAACAGGTATGGCATCAGGCTCCAAGTTTCGCATAGAAGTCTGAACGTCGAGTCTTATCTTGTCCATCCATTCCTTGTATTTAACAGGGTCATTCTGAATGTGGATAGGCGCGTTCTTTTTGGCTATTTCCTCAAGAAGCTTAATCCTCATACGAGGATAGCCGGTTTGATGAACCGCTGCCTGCAAGTCGTTCAAGAATCCTATCTGCCATGCCACTATCTGAATTAGCGATATAAGCGGACTTGCGCCATAAGGGTCATCGGGCGCAGGGTCTAGCGGGTTATAAAAGATAGTCGGATAGTCAATCTTTGTATAACCCATACTGCCAGGTATTGTCTGCTTCTGATACGGCACTAATCGCCCGTTTTCAGTCTTAAAGTAAAGTGTTGCGCTGTCAAAAACCTGTAGTCTATCCATTCTGCCGATAGAGTTTAAAACTAATTCGCTACCAGCACCACCGCGCATCATCACATTTAAGAGCAATTGGCCGCTTATTAAGTCAATTCCTCTAGCTTCTTGAAAGTTATTGCCGTTATTAGCATGGTTGAGCTTCCATATCAAGCCGTCTAGCACCTTTTGACCGCGTTTACTATCTTCGCCTGTCACTGTTTTAGCCTTAAAGGTAAGAGTAGAATTAGCTACTCGCAGGAATTGCCAGATACTAAAGGAAGTTTCCGGATGGTTGTGTCGCAACAAGTCCAGCAGGTCATTTGTGCTATGGTTTTTGAATTGAGTTATGTCTAACTGCCTAGTTCTATCAAACTTACGGGGCATAAAAGCATATTTTAGATATGAAACCATAGAATATTGTTCTGTTTTAGCTGTACCCGAAGAGGGTGGGGTATCTGGACTTGGACTTCTAGCTTGCTCTTTTGACTTCGCAAATATCGCAAAGGGATTTTTCAATATTTATCACCTGCCTTTACCAATTTATTGAAACACCGCAAATATCGGGCATCATCGAGTGTTCAAAGTCTGTCTCAACCGTTGTTATCAAGCTAACTGCCATCTGTAAGGCATCAGCTTCATCATCAGTTCGCCATTTGCCCAAATAGCAAAGTTCTTGTATCAGTTCTCTTTGTGACCGATGCAAGCGCAAATAACCATTCTTTAGCAACGGCATTAAGCCCATGATTCGCAAAACCTTATCTGTTGTCGGCTTAATTTCTATGATGTTAAGATAAACTCCACGCTTTGCCGATGCTTGCCGTAAGTTATGAGCAAATAACTCTTGAAACTGTACTGTCTCACAACCAAACTGCTGAAACGGATATTGAACGGCATAACCTAAAATGTCATTAATGATTATATCTGGATGTCGTCTTTTGCCATCTGATTCAATAACATACATATAACCTGCTTCGTCTTTAGCAATTATCGCTATAGCACTCTTGTCTGACCTTCTGGTTTTCCCCATACTGGGGTCTACCGCGCCCACTATGGCACATTTGCTTAAATCAGGTAGTGCATCATAGTAAACTATTTCATCTTCGCGTATAGGGCAATCTGCGGGGTTAATAGGCTCATTCTGAACCTCACTATTGAATGATGCTATGCCTTCATCAATTATCATCACGCGGTAGTCATAGTAAGTTACTTTTTCAGGCCATAAGACTTGAACGCCATTAAGCAATTCTTCTTTGTTTTGCTCATAAAAAGACCGGGCTGTTTCCACCCGGTTAATGTCGTCTAAATTGGTATATAATCGTTCCCATTCTGCCCATAAGCCTGAATGAGACTCGCTGATTACACCTTGATATTTCTTTGTCTTAAATCCTGGTCGTCTTAATAGCTTCGATAGCAGACTGTCATAATGTAAAATCGTTCCAATCACGATTATATCTGTCTTTTCGTCACCTGCTTTACTGATGGCTTTATCAAACCAAGACTCTAACTTTTTGCGCTGGTCCTCGCTTTCCACATTCTCATCATTTTCGGCATCGTCAATGATAAACAGGTCTGGTCTAAAATTCTTATGCTTTAATCCGCGAATAGCTTTGCCTGAGCCTTTGGCGGCTAATTTAACATCATTCTTTAGCAGTATTTCATCCATTCTCCATGTAGAACCTTGAAGTTTACCAAAGTCTTGAATTATAGCCTCATTGCCTGCTATTTCTTCTTTTATGTTGCCTAAATAACTTTCTGCTTGTCCGCTACTGTCTGAAATTAGAATTATAAACCGCTTTTTACGGTATAAGGCACACCATAAAGGGAGAATGAAGTCCCACAAAGTAGTTTTAGCACTGCCACGGGGACTAGCTATCGCAACTTTATTACCACCTTTACCGTTGACTATCGTTTCCATAAGGTCATACATTTCCAAGTGAAAGTCTGGAATAGCACTCGTAAAATATTGGGGGTAGTATGCTCGTGCGAAGAAGCAAATATCTATCTGCCCTAGTTCACGCCTTATGCCATTCGGACCATATAGTTTTTTATCGGCTAAAATAGTTTCTATTTCCTCTTGTGAAAAGTATTTCGGCAAATATTCAAATACTAGGTCTATTAAATACTGCTCATAATCCATGTAATCACCTGCCAATATAACAAATAATTTACGCACAAACGCCTATATATATGGGTTTATGCCCTTGCAAGCGACATAAATGTCGGTAGCAAACCTTGCCCAAACAAAAAACCACCAGCATAAAGCTGATGGCCTTTAATTTGAGTGAGTTAAAAATTTACTACAAATTCTCTAATACTTTCTGAACCTTTTGCAGTTCGTTGCCTATCATTTCGCGCAACCGTTCATCACGTTTACCAAACCATTTATCTTTAAACTTCTGAACAGTCTTACGATAATCTTCTTCTCCAATATCACATGAACGCCACCATTCTAGGTCACGCAATACCTTCACAAAATCTTTAATAAATTCGTCAAGTTCTGGGTCATGCATTTTACCATCGTAATATTCTTCTACCCGATAACAGGTATAATCGTAACTTCCTCCACTCATGTTGTCCCTCCTAGTTTTGATATGGAGCCGGATGCAGGACTCGAACCCGTCAACTTACCGCTTACAGGGCGGTTACTCTACCAATTGAGTTAATCCGGCATAAAAAGGTGGTTTTTAACGAGTGCTTGTCAACCAGCGACGATGCAGGCATCATCCCTGTAACCACCCCATAACAAGCACCCGCCAACCGAATAGGCAGAATACAATAACTTTCGCAAACGTAATTCTGTGCGCATCCTATCGGTTGCAATATGCAGACAACGCTTTCGCGCTGCCAGGAACCTTTTGTACGCATGGCACATAGGCAAATCGCCCTTAATACGGTGTTGCCTAATGGTCAGCACCAATATTAACAGCGATATATAGTCAAATCCCTTTCGGGTATCTGCTATCAATGGTTTTTAAACGACTCCTCATCTGCTTTTTCCCTAACCGCTTATTTCGCTTCCGCTGTTTACCACTTTTACCGTGGTTGAAACACGAATAACATTGCTCATGTTTCATTGCAAAGGCTCGCATAATATCACCCCCGTTAGAAGGCGACCACCCCCTTTTATAAACTACTATTAATTAGTTATTACTGGTGTATTTATGATGTTGGTTAATCCTAATTCTTTGTCATAAATAAATGTCTGTGCTTTCCTAACTGCCCCGACATAACCAGAAGTATAATGCCAATGGTCGGTTGCTGTCGGTGAAGCTATACGCCTAATAATTACACCGTTAATCTCAACTATGGCATGTTCGCTATGCAAGTGCGCTGTGTGCATTTCGTTGTATTTAGCTTTACCCCATAATTCTTTTGCTTCAATCGGCATTAGAGCAGATAGTCTGTTCGCTTTTTCTTTATCACCATGAGTAAAACCAATAAGAGTGTTACCATACAACATGTATTTTCGTGCCATTGGTGAAGTGTCTATTTCTACATTGTTGTCATTTCGGAACCATGCTTCCAAGTATTTAAGAGCATGATAACCTGTCATTTCATCATGGTTACTTGCCGTGTAGAAGGTTTTAACTGGTGCAATAGCTGAAAACAAAGTGATGGCTTCTACAAGCATTTCAACCCCTTTGTTAAATAACTTTTGCCAACGAATATCTACGCTTTGTTGCGTTCCTGCTGTAGTTGTATTGGTTATCGTATCGCAGTTAAAAAAATCATTTGCCCATACAAAGGTTATGTAATCCAAGTCTCTAGACAGTTCGCTATAAATCCTTGTGGTTATATCTCTAAATACCTGCATAGCTATTTTATAATCAAAGTTATTGCCTGTATCGCCCACCCAGCAAAGTTTTCCCAAGTGTAAATCAGCTATGTTTATTTCTGCCATGCGATTACGCTTCGGTTGTGGTTTTGACTTGATGTTAATTGGCATAACGAATTTTCTGTCTAACTGCTCAAAATGTTTATCTATTTCTTCAAGCGATAAGCCTTGCTTTTTCGGCTTAACCGTTAGTTTTGACTGATAGAGAGTTAATGTTTTGTTCTCTTTAGTCTGGTTTTGCCAAAAGTTGTTACGGTATGATATAACTTCCCATAAATCCTTTTTAAGTCCGTGTTTCTCCATCATCAATTCAGGTGTTATTTCTTCAAGATGGCTAATTTCAATGATTCGCTCTGATATGCTGTCACCATTTGCTTTGTATTCAAAACTACCTTTAGTGTCTGTAGGGGGTGTATCGGTTGTTGCATTTTGCTTAATGTTGCTCTTTATCCAACGCCTTAAACTTCGTTCGTTTCTGCCTGTAGCCCGTGCTATTCCTGCTACAGTACCATGTTCTTCTAGCAATCTATTGTATTCTTCAACCGTAAGGCTCAAGCTATCTCCCCCTTAAATTCTCCACTTCGCCACACCACCCGACGTTTACCGCTGTCCCCCCGGGACTCCCAAAAGTGGAGTGAATTTTATGCAAAATAAAAACCCCGGGCCCGTAGGTCACCGGAGTATGATCGTTAACAGTATATGCGGATACCGTCTTCCATGCTTTTATCCTTTAATTTATAAACTACTTTCTCCCAAAACCTTTCCATAGGAGTACAACACAATTCATATTTGTTAAAACCACAAGCTACTTCCTGCTGTCGGCATATGCTATTTATTATCTTTAACGCAAATATATCGGATTTTATATCTACCATTAAGTTTTTTAAACATATCCAGGCTTCATTCCTTAAAACAATGCTTCCCCAAGCATCGGGATAAGCAAACTTATTGCTTTTTGTCGTGTTGCAATATTTTTCAACCAAAAACCCTAATGGTTTACCTAACTCATCTGCTGGTAACTTCATAGTGTCGCTAAAATAATCTCCATGCTTAACCCAAACGTCATCGCCCTTGATAAATACGCCACACCTGCATTTTTGAGGAATATAGTCTATCGAGAAAGCATGCTTAATGTTTTTTAACTCTTTAGGTTTCTTTATTTTTGGTTCGCCATAAAAACGGATGAAATGTAAAAACTCAGTCTTAATAACCAAGCCATAATCGCCTTCCGCGCTCATCAACTCCTATTAACCAAAATCTCTTTTTAGTTCGCTTAACTTCCCAACCTTTAGCTTTATAAATGAAATATTCTCTACGATTTATTGCTTTCATGGTTAGTCCTCCAATTCTGCCTTAATTCTTCTAGTTAATTCCTTCGCGGAAGGCTCATAAATAGCCAACAGTGAGGGTTTTCCCTGACAATCTTGCTGTAATTTAGCTAAGTTTTTCTCTGCTTTTTGCAATAAGCAAATCCATTCTTCTTTAGTCATGTTATCCTCCCACAATCGCCTTCAACTGCCTCAAGCTCTCATCCAACTCCTTGTTGACTATGCAGTAATCAGCTATCCCCAAGTTATCAAATTCACCCGAACGAAAAGCATGTCTTACCCTATCCGCTATATTGTCCTCACTGTCACCCCTTGCCCTCATTCGCTCTACCGCTAGTTTGACAGGTACATAGACATAGATAACTTTAACCTGTTCGCTGCCGTAAAGAGCCTTGAATTGCTCTACCCCGTGCCTGTCCACTATCGCATAAGCAGAACCATTAGAAGATAAGACTCGCTCGACCTCGGCTTTAGATGTGCCATAGCTATTATCGTTATAAACAGTTGACTCAATCATAGGTATTGATCCAAACTGTTCTTTAGTTACAAAGTAATAGGTCAGTCCTTCAACTTCGCCTTTACGCATCGGTCGAGTTGTTGTGCTAATCAACTCTGGTATTCCCAACTCTTTTAGATAGCAACCGAGCGTTGATTTGCCTGCGCCGGATGGACCCAATAAAAGGTATAATGTTCTGCTTTTAGGCGGTGGATTAATCCTGCGCCCTAATTCTGCCCATGTGTTTGGCACTGTTCCTGCTGTTAATTGCGGTTGCGGCAATGTAAATGTAATTTTACACATAATCACTCACCCACTTTCGGCACTTCTTCCATCGAATAAAATATCTGCAAGCCAAACTCTTTAGCCCGTTCCAATTCAATGCAAGCACCCCTTGATTCACCGATAAAGAAAAGTGCATCACATTTCGTGAGCCAAACATCGTCATATTCCATCCAAAATTCCCACGGCAGCTCTATTCCCTTTTCCTGTGCGTGAGTATCTAAAAAATGCGATAAATGCGGGGCATATGGATAATATCCCCTATTAATCAATTCAAGTGCAACGTCCATAGCCCTCTTGGTATTTTCCAATCTGCCTTGTTCTGTATCTGCCGAATAAGGTCCGGCACAATAGATTAATGGTTTCATTTAGACCCTCCTTAACCAAATAAACTCATTTGCTCTCCATAAAAATAACCCGGCAC